ACACTCCCTACCGATTAAGGTAAGGAGTGTCTTTTGGTTTGAACGAACACCGTTCCCCACACAATGTAGGGTTCGGATATGCGCTCAATGGTACACTCAGACTCCCCAAAATCGAACCCTGTCGCTTCTTCGGCGGCGGGGTTCTTTTCTACCCGGAAAGTCTTGGTTTTGCAAGAGGTTAGGTTATATGCGGTGGTGATTTTATACCCGTCAGGTTCGTCCCACACTGTAACGGAGTTGACAAGCAAATCAATGAGCCGCCTGCGGAAGTCTTCGTCTTCGATGTTTCCGTATTTGAACTGACTCAACCAGAATACGATTTGGTCACGGTCAATTCGGTAGACGAATTTTTCCTCAGCTTTGATTTCTTTGTTGAGGGTTTTCTTTTCGTGTTCGAGCTGGACAAGCCGGTTCATCAATGTCTCGGAAGCAATACCCTTTTCGATGGCGGCAGTGATATTTGTGATTGACTTTTCGACCTCCGATAACTGAGCGGTCAACTGCGGAATGTGCGTGTCGTTTATTAAATCCTGTTCACTCTGCCGGATTGCCATGTCTGCGATTTCATCAATGAGCTGATCGGTCAAAAGGTTGAGAGCGTCACGAGCTACTATTCCTTCGATATAATCTTTTTTCAAAGGCCGCTTATCACACCCAAGTTTTCTCTTTTTCGTGTAGCAGGAATAGTAGTGGTAGACCTTGCCATGTCTACCGGCTCCGCTTTCACCGTTCATAGAAGCCCCACAATGACCGCAGAATAGCTTTCCAGACAAGAGGTAATCTACCTTAGCCTTGCCCCTTGCGGGGGCTGTGGCGGTCTTAGAAAGCCGCCGCTGTACCATTTCAAACAGCTCCTTGTCAATGATGGCTGGAATACCATTTTCGATGACAATATCCTTGTAGGTATAAGTGCCGATGTAACGAGTGTTACGGAACATGGCCTTAAAGCTGCTGCGGTTGAACTCCGTGTTTTTGGCAGTCTTATATCCGGCAGAGTTAAACTTTCGGCAAATGTCAGCTACGCTTTCGCCGTTGGCGTAAAGAGAGAACGCTTCTTGAACGATGTGGGCGGTGTCAGGGTCAACGACCAGCTTGTGATTTTCCACCTTGTACCCAAGGGGAATATGACCGCCTACACTGTGGCACTTCAAGGCAGACTCACGCATACCTCTCGTGACCTTCTGTGACAGCTCGGCAGAGAAAAACTCAGCCATACCCTCTAACACGGACTCCAAGATGATACTCTCAGGGCTGTCGGTAAGGTGTTCTGTGGCGGAGAGGACTTTCACGCCGTTCTTCCGCAGACGCATTTTCATAATCGCACTGTCATTTCGGTTACGAGCAAAACGGTCGAGCTTCCAGACGATGACATATTCCCAATTCTGCTTTGCGCTATCCGAAATCATTTCCATGAGGTGAACCCGCTTTTCCACATCTTTGCGAGCGGTCGTTGCTCGGTCAACATAGATGGCTACAATGCGGTAGTGGTTTGCTTTACAGAAGGTGCGGCAGTCACGAAGCTGCCCTTCGATAGACTGGTCACTCTGGCCTGTGGAGCTATACCGAAGATAAAGAGCAACATCTTGATCGCCGTTGTAGAGCGTATATGGGTCTTCTTGAAATTGAGAGATTTCTTCCTCTGTCAGACAGGAGAGGTCGATTGGAAATTTTTTCATGCAAATCTCCTTTTTAACTCCATGACTCTACCGACAAAGCGCAATCGTCCAATTTCAACACCGCCAAAAACACGGGGAGGATAGTGTGGGTTAAAAGAGCGAAGGGTCACAGTATCTTCATCAATGCTGATTTTCTTAACAAATCCTTCTTCGTCATCAACAATGACAACCATAAGAGTATCTGTTTCAGGAGGTGTGTCTTTTTTAACCAGCACTAAATCGTGATCGTCTAAGACTGGCGACATACTATCCCCGTCCACTTGTAACCAGAAACAATCGTCACAGTCATATTCGGGGTCAACTTGTTCATACCCCAATGCTTCTTGCTGAGCGATGACACCTTTTCCTGCAGACGCATGACCAAAAATAGGTCGCTTGCAATTCTTTTCATAAGGTTCGGTGGTCAAACCAACAGAGGACAAGTGAAAGAGAGGGTCGTCAGTTTTGCCTTTCAAATAGTCAGCTGTTGTTCCAAGATTGATAGCAAGAGTTTTTAAGTCTTCATCTGAAATCATGCGGTCAGGCTTTTTATCTACATCGTTCAAATAATACTTGGGGCGGTTGATAAGTTTGCAAATATAGGTGACGCTTTTCCCTTGTTGTTTGGCTAAATCTCTAATACGGTTTGTGTTCATAAGTACCTCCTTCAAAAAATATCCTACTTTTTTAGGATTTGCTATTGACAATCCTACAAAGGTAGGATATACTTTGGATTGTGAACAAGAGATTTTGACAACAAAAACCCGACCCCCGAAAGGTTTTCTTTTTTCGGCGGTTGCTGTGGTCAATGGTTTAATTGTTTGGCAAGTAAATTGTACCATTACGCCCACTGGTTGTCAATAAATATTGTTCTCAATTCAAAGAAAGGAGAGGTTTTGTGAAAGAGCGTGAGAAAATTCGCTATCGCCTGAGCATCAATCACCTGTCGTTTGCATGGCTGATTGATATGCTCCGAAAGCGGGGGATTGAAACGAACGGCCCTGTCCTGAGTGCAATTCTCGCAGGGACTCGTAACGGCCCTTCTGTGGACAAGATCATCGCTGAGTCTATCGACATTCTGGACTGGTACGAGCGGCAGATTGGCGGTGTGTCATGAGCGACAGTGCATTTGCCCCGGAAGTGCGAGGACAGGCCAAAGCGTTCAGCTCACTCCTTGCTCGATCTGTCCGAGAGTTTTTCAAGGACGAAACGAACCGCAAGCAGTTCGAGAGCTGGTACGAGCAGAAGTACGGAACACCGTATCAATGGAAACCTATGGTTTGGAGGAACAGATAATGAAAAAGGTATTTGGAGTATTGGCATTTCTCTCGTTTTTCTACCTGTTGGGTGTGGTTGGTGCGGTAGAGCAAGACACGATGGCTCTCGGTGCAGGCATGGTGCATATGGGTATCGGCCTTGGCTGCTTCTGGGTGTTCTGTGAGCTGTCTGGTGCGTTTTATCCCGCCCCGCCGAGAAAAAGAAAGAGCCGCTGACGGAACTGGTACTTCCATCAACGGCAAGCGTAAAAGCTCAATCTGATTATATCAGAACCTATCATTTTGTAAAGGAGAACTTTATGAATAGCACGATTGCGAAACTCGCTGACGAGTTCGAGAAGATGGAGAAAACCATCGCTTCTCAGAAGAAGATGATCGAAACCCTCATGCCTACGGGTTATGTCGATACCGATACCGTCAAACTTCACCTCAACTCCGTATATGGTGTCATGTTCGGCGGTCGCCCTTCCCCGAAGCGCTGTAAGTTGGAGGACTGTTCTTGGGACGAGATCAATATGTATTCCTCCTTCGGTCTTGCCGACAAGATGTTCGAGGTCGGTGACACCAAGAAATTCCGTCTGGCTGATGGCTCCTACCTGACTGCCCGTATCATCGGGTTCAACCATGATTACGCAAGTGACGGTAGCTTGGTTCATATCACCTTTGAAACAGTGGAAACCCTTGACGGTGACATTCCCATGAATGAGAAGCCTACCAACGAGGGCGGCTGGGACGCTTCCTATCTTCGTGCCAAGCTCAACGGCAACTTCTTTGAGAAGCAGCTTCCCGCTGATCTGAAAGCGGTCATCAAGCCCGTGGTGAAGATGACCGCCAAGAGCGGCAGCAAGAACGAAGTGCGGGTTCCTTCCGTTGACAAGCTGTTCGTTCTTTCTGAGCAGGAGGTCTTCGGTCGCAAGATTTATTCCTGCGGTTATGAGGGTAAGTGGTACGAGTGGTACAAGCGAGAGAACACGCCCTATGGCAAGTGCAAGCAGAATGGTGAGAGGGATTGGAGATGGGAGCGTTCTCCTGGTTCCGGCGGCACCGGCATCTTCTGTAGTGTGGCCAACACCGGCAGCGCCGGCTATAGCGGCGCCAGCGCCTCCCATGGCGTGTCCTTCGGCTTCTGCGTTTGATCGGGTATCTCGTAAATCCCGCCCCGTCAGGGGCGGTGAAAGGAGTGAAAACATGAATGTCAATCGCAAGGTTGGCACTGGTTTTGAAAGAGACTTATGCCTGAGTCTGTCGGGTTGTGGCTTTTGGGCGCACAATCTCGCTCAGAACAGTCAAGGTCAGCCGTTCGATGTGATTGCTGCCCGGAACGGTGTCAGCTATCCCATTGACTGTAAGGATTGTTCCAAGAACATTTTCAAGATGGAGCGTATCGAAGAAAACCAGTTTTCCGCCATGTCCCTTTGGGAAGAAACGGGAAACGGAGAGGGCTGGTTCGCTCTCAGAATGATGAACGGCGCTGTGTACTTCCTGTCCTTCACAATGATACGCAACCTGTTCTTGATGAAGACCGTTCTTTCTGCGTCTGAAATCAGACAGTTCGGTATCACACTCGGAGAGTGGGTGTCCCAATGCAAGTAACTGTTGGCAATCAGCTCCGAATTGAAAACCCATCTGAGCAGTTGCTTACATGGTGCAAGAAGCAGCTTATCCTTCCCAATCCTGAGTACGCCAAGAAAGTTCGTATGCACTTTTGGGTTGGCAACACACCTGAGAAGTTGTACCTGTTCCAATGGGACGGCGACACACTGGTTCTCCCCTACGGGTGCTTGAACGATGTGTTGGCGATGGACGATTGCCACATGAAGGTCAATCTTCCTACACCGACCGAGGTGGACTTCGGTTGCACCATTCCGCTCTATGATTATCAAGTGGAAGCCAAGGAAGCCCTGATAACTGCCTACTACGGTATTCTTCAAGCCCCTGCGGGGTGCGGTAAGACACAGATTGGAATTGCTGTTGCAGCAGATACAGGTCGAAGGACACTCTGGCTGACCCATACACGGGATTTGCTCGTACAGAGCAAAAGCCGAGCGGAGCAGTACATGAGTCCTTCTTTGACTGGCACGATCACCGAAGGTAGAGTTCAAATCGGTAAGGCAATCACTTTCGCAACGGTACAGACCATGTGCAACCTCGATCTGAACCAGTACCGTGATGTTTGGGATTGTATCATCGTGGACGAGTGTCACCGTGTAGCCGGAACCCCGACCGCCATGACGCAGTTCTCAAAGGTGCTGAACGCTCTGGCAGCTCGACACAAGTACGGGTTGTCCGCTACGGTTCATCGAGCAGACGGTATGATTGCCGCCACCTACGCCCTGCTGGGCGGGATTGCTTATCAGGTGCCGGACGAAGCGGTGAAAGACAAGATCATGACCGTCAGCGTTTTGCCCCGTGCCACACACCAAGGACTCAGCCGTGAGTTTTTGGATACGGACGGTACGATCATCTACGCCAAGTTGGTTAATTTCCTCGCTGACCGTTATCCCCGGAATAACCTGATTGTCGCTGACCTCGTGGCAAACCGAGATCACTACAATCTCATTCTCTCCGACCGTCTGACGCACTTGAAAACCCTGATGAACAGGCTTCCGCCCGACCTGAGAAAACAGGCGGTCATGATTGATGGGAAGATGACCACGAAGAAAGCCAAGGCTCTCCGAGAGCAGGCCATTGAGGAAATGCGGCAGGGGCGCAAGCGGTATCTGTTCGCCACTTACTCTCTGGCAAAAGAGGGCTTGGATATTCCTCGGCTCGACCGTCTGTACCTGACCACACCGCAGAAAGACTACGCTGTAATAACTCAGAGCATTGGTCGTATCGCTCGTACCTTCGAGGGAAAGGGAGAACCCATCGCTTATGACTATGTGGACGATGGTATCCAGTACCTTGTGCGAAGCTACAAAAAGCGGTGTACCACCTACCGGAAAGCGGGGTGCAAGTTCATTGACGGAGAGAACTGATATAAAGGTTCTCGTTGCCTGCGAGGAAAGTCAAGCTGTCTGTATTGCATTTCGGCGTTTGGGGTATGAAGCCTACTCCTGTGACATTCAGGAGTGTTCAGGCGGACACCCGGAATGGCACATTAAAGTGGACGCTCTACTGTTACTTGGACGGTATCTGGTTTTCAAAACCGAAGACGGAAAAGCTCATTATGTTGAGCGGTGGGATTTGATAATTGCTCACCCGCCTTGCACTTTCATGAGTAATGCGGGAGCGTGTCGAATGTATCCTCGTAAGGGTCAAATTGATAAAGCTCGATTTCAAAAGGCGATGGAAGCCAAAGCGTTTTTCCTTCGATTTCTAAATGCTGACTGTGATCGAGTGGCTATTGAGAACCCCCGCCCTCTCAAAATCGTTGAATTGCCAAAAGAAGATCAGCGAATACAGCCCTATCAATTTGGCGACCCGTGGAGTAAACTCACCTATCTTTGGCTGAAAAATCTTCCGCCGTTGGTTTACACCAATGTTCTTGCAGAATATAAGCCCTTTGTTCCTGCTGGAACAGGCCGCAAGGCGGGGGGGACAGCTACGGGGCAAGGATACCTCACAATTCCAAAGCCCGTTCAAAAACATTCCCCGGTATTGCGGACGCTATGGCGCAACAATGGGGCGCAGTATTAGGAGGTGATACTACTGAACCTTGAACCATTCATTTTCGACTGCGAGGTGTTTGCCTACGATTGGCTTTTTGTCTTCAAAAACAAGGTCACGGGGGAATACACCGAGATTTGGAATGACAATGAAGCGGTCGAACAGTTTATGACCCAAGAACCCCTGTTGGCAGGGTTCAACAATAAGCACTATGACCAATTCATTCTGAAAGCGGTTCTCTCTGGCTTTACGCCGGAGGAAATCAAGGCAGTCAACGATTTTATCATCGTTGGTGGTCACGAGGGCTGGGAGTACGCCCCTCTCCGTGACTGCGGGATTTTCTTCGACCAATACGACCTGATGGACGATTGCCAGATGGGTTTGTCCCTGAAAGCAATCGAAGCGCACCTCGGAATGGACATTCGTGAAACCACTGTTCCGTTCAACATCGACCGCCCTCTGACTGAGGACGAGAAGCGAGAGGTCGAGTTCTACTGCCGCCATGATGTTGACGCAACCGATAGGCTGGACGATCTTCGTCAAGGCTACCTGTCCAGTAAGCTCACGCTGGGTCGTGAAAAGGGGCTGTATCCTGCAAAAGCCCTCTACATGACTAACGCCAAGCTGACCGCTGCTTACCTTGACGCAGAGCAGAAACCGCACTATGACGAGCGGGAATACCAGTATCCGCCGAAGCTGCTTCGTCAGTACATTCCGCAGGAAGTGTTCGACTTCTTCGAACGGTTGAAGGACAAGAGTATTCCTGACGAAGTGGTGTTCAAGGAAAAGCTCGATCTGATGGTAGGCGGCTGTCCTTGCACCATCGCCTACGGCGGTATTCACGGGGCTATCCCGTGTTACCGAGAGGAAGCCACGAAAACCCGCTCTATCCGCAACAAAGATGTTGCAAGCTACTACCCGCACCAGATGACCTTGAACGGTTATTGTAGCCGAAATATTCCCTCCCCCGATGTGTATGCCGCCACCATTGAGCGGCGTGTTAAGGCAAAGAGGGCTGGTGATAAGGCTACGGCAAACGCCTTGAAGCTGGTGCTGAACACCACCTACGGCGCTATGCTGAACCGCTACAACGACCTGTATGACCCGCTTATGGGGCGCTCGGTCTGTATCTCAGGCCAGTTGCAGTTGCTCGAAATGGCGGAACATCTTGTTCAGGACTGTCCCACCTTGAAGATCATTCAGCTCAACACCGATGGTATCATGGTCAGCCTTGATGACTGCGATGTGCCAATGTATCAAGAGATCACGCAGGAGTGGCAGGACAGAACCGGCTTCGAGTTGGAGGAAGACCTTATCAAGATGATCTGTCAGAAAGATGTGAACAATTATGTCGAGGTTCCCTTTGAGGGCGACCCCAAAATCAAGGGTGGCGTTCTCGTTCGTGGGATTGCCCCGGCAGGAGCGTTCAACATCAACAACAACGCTTGTGTGGTCGCCAAGGCGGTCAAGGATTATCTGGCCTACGGTATCCCGGTCGAAGATACCATCATGAGCTGTGACCGCCTGCTGGACTTCCAGTTGGTCGCCAAGGCCGGGAGCAAGTATGGTGACGCTCTCCATGAGGTAGACGGTCAGATGGAGGTCGTGCAGAAGGTCAACCGGGTATATGCCACGGAAGACCATCGGTGCGGAACCCTCTACAAAATCCACCTTGGCACTGGCAATCCCGTCAAGATTGCTGGACTCCCCGCAAAATGTGTCGTAGACAACGACAATCACCTGACGATTGATGTGGTTGACCGTGACTGGTATATCCGGCTGGCACGGCGTTATGTTCGAGATTTCCTCGGAGAGAAGCCACCCAAGCGAAATACCCGCAGAGTCAATTCCATCAAGAAAAAATTATTAGAAATGTTGGAGGTATAAATATGGCTACTACCAAGAAAGCCGCTGAGACTGCGGCGGTGGATTATTCCACCATGAATGTGTTCAAGAAGTTGCAGCTTGCCCGTGTGCGTTTCCTCGAAGCTGGCGTGGACAAGAGCGGCAAGCACATGAAGCTCGAATATAAGTATTTCGAGCTGGCTGACATTGTTCCCAAGGCCGAGCAGATTTTCCTTGAAATCGGTCTGATGATGGTTCCGTCCATGTACGGCGATAAGGCGACCGCTCGTGTCTACAATGTCGATGACCGTGAGGACTTCATTGATTTTGTTGCACCGTACACCCCCATCGCCCCCATCGTGTCCAACGCTGGCAATCAGGTCACAAACGAAATGCAGGCGACCGGCAGCTCCATCACCTACATTCGCCGCTACCTGTGGCAGCTCGTTTTGGACATTGTGGAGCATGACAGTATCGACAGCGGCGAGTTTGACACAACTCCCGCACCCGCTCCTACCGTCACGAAGAAGCCTCCTGTGACCACTGAACAGCGTCAGGAAATCAAGAAGGAACTGACCGGCGCTCCTGCTGGTGCGGCTACCGAGGAACAGGTCGGTACGCTGAAAAGTCTGCTGAAAAAGCTCATGGATATTGACGCAGAGCAGGAACAGTTCGTGCAGACCATCGCTATGAAGACCGAGGGCTTTTCCAAGATCGAAGCCGACAAGTGTGACGCTCTGATCGAGGGCGTAAACAATATGCTGGCTGGCTACGAAATGAAAACGGCGAAGGAGGGCTAAGGCATGATTGAAATTGATTGCCGTAAGTGCGTCAATGCAGACTTGGAAGCGGATTGCTGTAAGCTCTACGGTAACAACCCTGATACTGCCGTTCGGGAATGTGCCGCTGACGAATTTGTGAATTATAAGGAGGTAAACAAAAATGGAATGGCTTGACGGCAACAAAATCCAGATTATCCCTCCCAAGCGTCCGAAGAAGCTGACCGGCACTCGCTTTGCTACTATCCTCGGTCTGAACCCGTGGTCTACACCGTTCGAGATTTGGTGCGAAGTGACCCGCACCTATCAGAAGCCTTTCGAGGACACGATCTACACCATCGCTGGTAAGACCATCGAGCCTAAGCAGGCTGAGTACATGAAGCAGACCTACTTCATGAGCAATCTGGTCACACCGACCGACATTTGGGGCAAAGACTACTTCCGTCAGACCTACGGTGACTTCTTTAGGGAAAGCCCCGTTCTCGGCGGTATGTGGGACTACTTGCTCTATGGCAAAGATGGTAAGCCCACCACCGTCCTCGAAATGAAGACTTCCAAGCGTGTCGAGGACTGGAAGGACGATATTCCTGAGTATTACGCTTTGCAGGCGGCGTTGTACGCTTACCTTCTCGGCGTGGACGAGGTTATCATGGTCGCTTCCTTCCTCGAACCCAAGGACTACGATGCCCCTGAGAAGTTCGTGTGCAGCGGTGAGAATACCATCACCCGTCCCTTCAAGGTGTCCGAGCGGTATCCTGACTTCGAGAAGAAGTATGTGAAGCCTGCCCTGAAATGGTGGAAGGACTATGTGGAGAGCGGCATTTCTCCCGCCTTTGACGAGCGCAAGGATGCTGAAATCCTGAAAGCCCTCCGCACCAACAACCTGTCTCCTGAAACGGATATGGCGGCGCTGGTCAAGGAAGCCGAAGACCTGAAAGCCAAGCTGGACGCTCACGCCGCTGAGGTGGCTGAGGACGAGAAGCGGTACAAGGTCTTGATCGACATGATTAAGAAAGCCGCAATCGCTCAGTTCCGTGACGGTGACAAGAAGGTGTCTATCGCTGGTTCTGCCTATAATTGGGAAGTCAGCCGTACTTCCACCACGAAGATCGACAAGGACGCTATGAAAGCGGACGGTATTCTGGCGAAGTATACGACCACCGAGGACAGCTACCGCATTTCCCCGAAAGCCTTGAAAGAAGGTGCGTGAAGTGGCACAGAGTATGCAGAGATTGAGCAAAGATGATTTGCTCAAACTTCTCGACCAGTATGCCGATGACGATTTTGTTGGGGTTTTGTTCACAGCAGCTCGTGATATTCACTCCGACCAGTCCACCATCTTCGTATTCTATGACAAAGTAACGGAGGTTTAATTATGAAATTTTCCAAGTTCGTGAAGTCACTCGCCCCTGATGGCGGCGCTATCTACGAGTACATGGACGAACACTGGCTTGCTTCCCCGTCCGTACTTATGCTCATTCCTGATGGTATCCGCAGCGTGACCGGGTACAGCAACGAGAAAATGCCTGATGGCATTGGTCGCCTGATTTCTCAGGTTGGTTGCACCGAGTACGCCACGTTGGTCAAGGCGGTAATGCCTGAGCCGGACGGCGCAATCAAGGATTGTGTCCGTATCTTCGCCACGCAGGACAGCACCATGACCCTCCCCGTCACTAACGATGACTGGTCGCTGATCGAGAAGTCTGACTTCTGCGAAATCCTGTATGCTTACGATCTGGACAGCGACAAGAGCGTACCGAAAGCCCTGCTGGTCAAGCAGTACGCCAAGTACCCCGATGATGAAGACCAGTTGGTTGGTATCATCTTCCCCTGCGAGTACACAGAACAGCTCAATTTCTACACCATGAAGGAGGACAAAAACAATGGCTAAAATCGGACTTACCGAGGGTTTTACCCTCATTCCCGAAGGTACTCATGTCTTTCAGATTACCGATGTGAAGTACAAGGAAGACTTCGGCAAGCTGGAAATCTATATGCAGACGCAGAACGGCTCCAAGCACATCGAACGCTTCTCCCTGCTGAAATCCGATGGCTCTCCCAACGAGGGTGCCTACAACGCTTTCAGCTACTTCGCCAAGACTGCGCTCGGCAACTTCGACCTGACCGAGATCGACCACACCGACCTGATTGGTCACTTCATCGAGTGCGATGTGGAACATGATGTTCAAGAGAACAAGAAGAAACCCGGACAGAGCATTACCTTCGTCCGTCTGGCCGATAAGCGCCCCTCTGAGGGCTGGGGCGGCGCTGGCAATACGGTTACTACCCCCGCTGTTAAAACCGCTCCTGCGGCTTCTCAGGCCGCTCCTAAGACCCCGATGGATTTGGCAGCTCTCCTTGGCTGATACCGAGTGTGAGGGAGGGCTAATTTGAAAGGCTCTCCCTCGCCAATGGTATGTTGAAAACTATGTTGAAAGTGAGGATAAGCTACAATGGCAGAAGCCTATATTTGTTCACCCTCCAAGGTTCAGCGCCACGCTGAAATCTGCAAGGAGATCAACAAGCTCTATGAGCGTAAGAATCATGACTACGGTAACAGCTTCCACCAGACCTTCGTTGAAGAAGGAATGGCGATGGCTCGTATCCGGTTGGGCGATAAGTTCAGCCGCTTCAAGACCCTCTCCCGTGGCGGTGAGCAGAAGGTCAATGACGAGTCTATCCGAGACACCCTGATTGATCTCGCCAATTACGCCATTATGACGGTGCTGGAAATGGAGGTTGCTGATGACACTGAATGAATATCAGGTACTCGCCTATCGAACGACCAACCATGAACTGACCAATCAAGGTCTTATCGAAAATGGGGTCATGGGTCTATGTGGCGAAGCGGGTGAGTGTATCGACCTCGTGAAAAAATCCTTGTTTCAGGGTCACGACCTTGACCGTGAAAAGCTCATTGACGAGCTGGGTGATGTTCTCTGGTACGCCGCACAGTTGGCAACCGGCTTAGATGTGGGCTTAGATGTTGTTGCACAGTACAACATCAATAAGCTCAAAGAGCGTTACCCTGACGGGTTCGACAGCGAAAAGAGTATCCATAGAAAGGAGTACGAAAATGCCTGATTGTTTCTCTAAGTCCGAAGTGACTGATTTCATGAACCTCATGAAGCTGCCTGACGGAACCTCTGTTGTTTCCGATGGCATGATGAAGTACCTGACGGCTTACGGCTTCTTTACCGCCCCTGCTTCCACTAAGTACCACGGCAATTACGAGGGTGGTCTTTTTGAACACTCCTATGCGGTCACGAAGTTCCTCCTGACGCTTACGAAGGATAATCACCTGAGATGGTGCAAGGCTCGTTCTCCCTTCATCGTAGGTATGTTCCATGACCTATGTAAGATCGACCAGTACCGCCACCCGGTAACGGGCCACATTGAAGAATTTAATGGTGGGCGCACACCAATCTATGATGAACAGGCGTGGGAGTACAACCCCGACACCCTTCTGAAAGGTCACGGCGATAAGTCTGTCATGCTTCTCTCTCAGTTCTACACACTGACTGATGAAGAAATCATGTGTATCCGCTACCACATGGGCGCTTTCACCGACAAGTCTGAGTGGAACGATTACACCAGAGCAGTCAGTCAGTACCCGAATGTACTGTGGACGCACCAAGCCGATATGTTGGCAAGCCATGTTGCGGGGGTGTGAAGTATGTATATCCCAACGGTTTCTTTCGATTTCGATGGCGTAATTCATTCCTACCGAAGCGGCTGGAAGGGTGCCGCAGTTATCCCCGACCCTCCCGTAGAAGGAATTAAAGAGGTCATTGAACAACTCATAAGAGATGGTTTATGTGTAGTCATCTGTTCTTCTCGTGCGGAGTCCTTTGAGGGACAGACGGCGATTGCTGAATGGCTGAAACACTACGGGTTTCCAACGGTACAAATTCAAGCGAGAAAAGTTCCTTCCATCGTTCATGTCGATGACCGCACAATTTGTTTCAATGGTAGAGCCGACAAGCTCTATGAGCAGATTGTCAATTTCAAACCTTGGTATGAAAGGGAGTCTGAAAGTGAAAATCATTGAACCTTTTGTGGAGCTTATCAACGCTCCCGATTATAAGACCCTTCTGACCACCATCGAAGCCGCAGGGCGCACTTGCTATAAGTCCGAGGACAAAATCACGGACGGAAGCGCAGAGAAGTTCGTCCGGGGCATTATCAAGCGGGGTCACGAAGCTGTCATTGAGCATGGCTCTCTTACTGTTCGCTTCGTCTGCGACCGAGGCGTGAGCCATGAGATTGTCCGTCACCGTCTGGCGGCGTTCTGTCAGGAGTCCACTCGGTACTGCAATTACGGCAAGGAGGGCTTCGGCGGCGAGATCACTGTCATTCGTCCCTCGACCTTCGCCAAGACCGACTCGACCTACCACATCTGGAAGCGGTCGTGTGAACACGCTGAGGTCGCCTACTTCGATCTGCTGAATGAAGGTTGTACCCCGCAGGAAGCCCGATCTGTCCTTCCGAACAGTCTTAAAACCGAGGTGGTCATGACCGCCGACCTCAGAGAATGGCGGCATTTCTGCCGTATGCGTTGCCCCGTAGCGGCTCACCCTGATATGCGGGTCGTTGCCAATATGCTCCTGACCCTGCTGAAACAGACCTATCCCGTCTTCTTCGAGGACATTGAGGTATGAGGATTAAGAAAGCTGGCGGCAAGGTGTTCGGTGCGGCCTTAACTGCCGCCGAGAAGAAAGCGATGGACATGGAAATCAATCGTCAGATCGTGGAAGCCGACAGGCGCTACGCCGATGACATTGACGCTATGGTGCTTTACACCCTCCATGTTCACCTTGGTTTCGGCAAGAAGCGCCTGCGGAAGTTCTATGACGCTTTCTCCGCCGAGCATGACCGCCTTATCCAGTATTATCAAATGCCGGACGATTACACATGGCTCTGCAAAGAAATGTTGAAGCGTATCGGCGTTGATGTTGAAGCATGGAACAAAGAAAGGAAAGAACCCGATGAAACTGAAAAGCATTGACGGCAAAGTGCCGTATATCATGGCTGCTGGAAAGGACTTCGTGAAAGATGAAATGTCGCTGGCGGCGGCAGAGCAGATTTGTTCCCGTGGAACACAGACCGCCAGCAAGCTCTTTCCTGATTTCCCCATCTGCATAGATGGCAAGTTCTATTTTGCTGGAACCTCGACAAAGCCCAAGTCCAGCAAGTCTAAGACCCCTTGCGGGGGCTGAGATTTTCAATCTTCCTGTGGTTCGTCACCATTGTCGCAGTCCTTTGTCTGAAATTACCCACGGTTGAGGTTGAAGAACCTTCTCCCGTTGTCGAGGTGGTAGAGGTAGTCACCCCTGAGCCAGAACCGGAGGTGACACCTCAGCCGTGGACAGACGAGGAAGTGATTGTACTGGCGAAAATGCTATGGGGAGAAGCCAGAGGGGTCAGCTCTGACGCTGAGAAAGCTGCTTGTGTGTGGTGTGCGCTCAACCGTGTCGATCACGGCTACGGCGACATTATAACGGTCGTGACTACACCCAAACAATTTGTAGGGTACAACGAAGAAAACCCGGTTGATGATGGTTTGATTACTCTCTGTATAGATGTACTGACCCGCTGGTATACAGAGAGAGAAGGTCAGGTTGAGGTCGGTCGTGTCCTCCCTGCGGACTACCTGTGGTTCTCTGGCGATGGTGAGAGAAACCACTTCCGCAACGCCTACCGTGGCGGTGATAGATGGGACTGGTCTTTACCGAGTCCGTATGAAAGCTGAGGTAAGCCTATGAGCTATTTGAATATACCCGCTGAACTCCGAGCGGAAAAGGCATGGGTCAATGTGTGGGACGGGTCAAAGGTTCCTATGCAGGCCACCGTGAGAAAGGCGGCTTCTTCCTCTAATCCTGATACATGGTCGAATTACATTGACGCTGAACACAATGTCCAGCACGGCTACTATGACGGTCTTGGCTATGTGTTTCACGATACAGGGGTTGTAGGTATCGACATTGACGATGGCTTTACTGATGGGCTTCTAAACCCGCTGGCGGCTGACATTATCGGTCATTGTCAGTCCTACACGGAAAAGTCCAGAAGCGGGAGAGGGGTTCATATTCTCGTTCGTGGTGAGCTGCCCTTCAAGGGCAAGAACAACCGTGCCGCCGTGGAGATTTACAAGAGCAATCGGTACTTCATCATGACCGGCGAGGTTTTGATCTTTTCCGAGATCATTGAAAACCAGTCAGCGATTGACTATGTGATCGAGAAGTATTTTCCCGACACGCCGAAGGAAAGTAGCTCAGGTACGGTCGCCCCTCAGCGTATCTATTCTCCCATCTATCGCCGCCCTGAAAACGGCAAGCTGCATTTGAAGCCTGAATACCCGCCTATCACACCGGGAAGCCGGAACCTCAGCCTGACTTCTCTGGCGGGTCAGCTCCATAACCAAGGATACACCAAAGCAGAGATTTACAAAGAGCTGTTATACGCCAATCAACAGGCTTGCAAGCCGCCGCTCCCTCAGTCCGAGGTCGAGTTGATTGTTAACAGCGTGACCAGATACAGGAGGTAATTATGAAACCTTATCAGCGTGGCGATGTTGTTGTCATTGATGTTCCCATGCTTGCCAACAGTCATATTCAGGCCGGTAAGCGTCCGTGGGTGGTTGTGCAAAACAATGTCGGCAATCAGTTTTCTTCCACCAGCATTGTCGTTCCCCTGACCACTAAAATCAAGCGGCTGGAATTGCCAACCCATGTGGCTGTCACTTGGGGTTCTTTACAGCCGAGCATGGTTGAGTGTGAACAGGTGCGTGTCGTAGATGTGTCCGATGACTGGGAGTACATCTGTACTCTGCCCCCTGAGATTATGCGTCATGTGGACACCGCTTTGAAGAACGCTTTCTTCTATGGGGGGGGTGTAGACAGTGGAGAGTGAGAAGAAAATCTGTCCGTTATCAATGAGTTGCCCCGAAGATATTCCCCTCTGTCCCTGCCAGAAACAGCGCTGTGCATGGTGGGACGAAGACTCTCAGGACTGCGCCGCTGTGGTGCTGGCGAGAGCGATGAAGAAAAGGAAGTGAACTCATGCTTTACAATTTCAACGGAACCCTTCTCAATGTCGCAGACATTGTGACTGTCTCAACCAGTAAAGGCCAACGAGCGGAATACCCCTTTGTTCTCACGGTTGCCATGAGAAACGGTCAGCAGTTTGCGGTCAGCTACCACAACGAAATCGACCGCATACGGGAAGTCAATGAGATCGCACGAGCCTTTGACCGCTCTGTGGTCAACCCCGTTACCCGCTACGAGGTTGAGTCCATCGTGGAGAAGTACATTAAGAAAGTCAGAGCCGACCTTCAACCCCTGAAAAAGTTTGCAAAGGAGAGTGCTGAAAATGGCTGATGAAATCACAACCGTCCCCGAAGAACAGGCTCTTTTCCAGCTCTCCAACGGTCGCTACATCATGGACGAAGCTCAGTCCCGTGTGATGTTTCAGATTAAGGAAGCACAGCCTGAGCATAGTCATCCGATCAGCGGTACGGGGTATTCGTGGGACGAGTCCGGCATGGCGGAGCTGTTTTCCGAGTGCTACAAGAATGATACCCGCTACTGCCCCGAAGCGAAAAGCTGGTTCACCTACTCCGAGGGGGCATGGCGCAAGGACACGGGTTCTCTGCTGGTAGCGGAAAAGATCAAAGAGTTCTGCCGCCTGATGGCTCTCTATTGCGGTGAGATTACCAATGAAGAACGCCGCACCGAGTACATGAAGTTCATCGTAAAGATGGGCGACCGGCGCTTCCGTGACCGGCTGATGAAGGACGCTGCCAGTGTGCTTCCTATCGCTTCGGCGGAGTTTGACGCAAACCCCTACCTTATCAACTGCAAGAACGGCACTTTCGACCTCGAAAAAATGGAGTTCCGGGAACATGACTGGAAAGACTTCCTGACTATGCAGACCAACTTCAACTACACCTTGCAGGACGCACGGTGCCGCCGCTGGGAGAAGTTCGTTGCAGAGGTCACTTGTAATGATGAAGACAAGGCTGACTATCTGCAAAAGGCGCTGGGGTACTCTATGCTGGGTATGGCGAATGAAGAATGTATGTTCATTCTCCACGGCAAGACCACCCGCAACGGCAAGTCCACCATGCTCTCGGCAATTCACCACCTTCTCGGTGATTATGCTTCCGTGTCTCCCGTGTCGATCATCTGTAAGGCAGAGCGGTCGAAGAACGCCGAAGCAGCGAACCCCATGCTGGCTTCCCTGAAAGGCAAGCGGTTCGTCACGATGGCAGAGAGCAACCAGTATGGCAAGCTGGACGAAGAAACGATCAAGCAGCTCACAGGCGGCGAGGAAATCAAGGCTCGGAACCTCTATGAGACTGCCACGACCTTCCTGCCGCAGTTCACCCTTTGGCTTTCCTGTAACGATCTTCCCACCGTCAGCGATAAGTCCCTGTTCGCTTCCGACCGTGTACGGGTCATTGAGTTTAACCGCCACTTCACCGAAGCGGAGCAGGACAAGAACCTGAAAAATGAGTTCCAGACACAGGAAGCTATGCAGGGCATTTTCGCTTGGCTGGTCGCCGGATACTTCAAGTACAAGCGGTTCGGTCTGAAAATGTCCCCCGCCATGCGGAAGGTAGTCAACCAGTACGAGCGTGACAACGATCTGTGCTTGCAGTTCCTCGAAGAACGCTGTGAGCAAGCTGAGGGGGTCAACACCCGCTCGAAGTCTCTGTTTGACGCATACAAGATTTGGTGCAAGTCTAACGGGTACTTTGCCTGTTCCGCCAAGAGGTTCAATGCCGACATGGAAGCGCACCCTGAGTGGCACGGCGGCAAGGTCGTGTATCAGGGCTACCCTGTCTACAAGAACCTCAGACTGAAAGGAGCGTCCTAATGAACCGTTCATGTAACTCTATCCTCTGCCGCTTCGGTATTCACACCGTAGACCCGTATGTTCACATTCAGGTTAAGTGCCGTAATGGTTCTCACCGCTGGCAGAGCAATTATGAAGTTTGTAAGCGGTGCGGCAAGCGCCTGAGAAAAATCCGCATTGTGAAGGAGCGTCCGTGATGAAAATTACTCTTGATATTCCCGATGGCATTATTGCAGGGTTCTTCAATGGTGTAGAGGTCACGGCTCATGGTATGCAGTTGGTGTCCTATCAACTCAGCACTGATGATCTGAAAGATGGTAACATCGTGAAACTCCCTCGTGAACAGGAGGTGACAGTATGATTGCCACCAATGATGAACTCTCCCTGCTGGAAAAATGGAAACGGAAACTATGTTTGCAGGAGTGGCGGATAAAACTGTTGACCCACCTACACCCCGAAGAAATGACGGTGAGTAATACCGCAGGCTGTACCGAGTGGTCAGAAGCAATTAAGACCGCTCGTATTGAGATCATCAACCCTGCCTGCTACGGCGACCGCATTGTGCCGTTTGATTTTGAAAAGACGCTGGTACATGAGCTGCTACACCTGAAATTCTCATTCTGGTGTCAGAACGAAGATGATGTTGGCGATAGAGTCATGCACCAGATGATTGACGATCTCGCAAGAGCTTTGACAGAAGGGGGCAGCGATGATGAAGCCTGAATACTGCCCCGACTATGTGGGCGTTGCCTGCGTTGATGGCACTTGCCCTGTTGCCAACCGTGAAGAATACGCCGAGCGGTGTATGCCTGTCATTTCCTGTTGCCGGGACTGCTTCTACTACGAGGGGTGCAAGGACTGTGCAATCTCTGATGATTGCGACCGAATGGAGGATAAACATGAGTAAAAAGTGCGTATGCGGTAATGAAATGACTCGTGAAGACTGGAAGCACGAGTGGGTCTGTCATCGTTGTGGACGAAAGCGGCCTATCCCGCCACCCCCGATGTTCACCGTCTTCATGTGCCGTAAATGTGAACACCTTCTGTATGTCGAGGAAGACGAGGACTTTCCTCAAAAGCTCGGAAAAATTGCCGCTAAAGCCTGCCCCTGTTGCGGTGAACAAGAAAAAGGTCTGTGGAGACTTCTCGGCAGAGCGGAAGGGTTCGAGGGAACCGTGTTCACGGAGGAAAGCGATGAAGACTGAGAAAAAGAACCTTCGCCGCATTTCCATCGTGGTCACGGCACAGACCAAGGGCAACCTTGAACGGTTGGCGGCGGTCTGCGGCTACTCAGAGATCGGTCGAGTGGTTGACAAGCTCACCCGTGAGAAGATGATCTCCCTTCACGACTTTGAAAGAAAGGAGAACCGTCATGATTGATGTGATGGCAAAAATCCATGAACTCTCTACGGCTCTGGACAAAGAGACTGACAGCCTGCTTCCTACTTCTGGGAAGTTGCTTCTGCTGGGTTCTCAGGACAGCGTGTTCCTGAAAGCAGTCCACCGCAAGGCAGACGCTTTTGGTATCGAGTGCGACCACACCTTTCACTTCACCCCGCCCTATCATGGAGTCATCGTGGACGGTGAGACTGTCCCTGCCAGCTTTCGACTTTCCGCCGATGTGGACATTGACAACTCCTACTCGCCGGGAATGTCGGCTGTCTCTCAGGCAGTTTTGACCCTCCTGTTTGCGCTGGATTTGGTTCACGCCAAGGACATTACCATCGTAGGCAGGGGTCACGCCGTTCAGAACTTGGCAAAGTACCTCACCCTCAACAACGCAACGGTGACGGTGGCGCACTCCAAGACCAAGAGTCTCTTGCAGGCCACGATGAACCGTGATGTAGTGATTTACGCCACGCCGACTATCACGAAGGACATTTCCTACAACACTCGTGATTTAGTCATCGACCTCGGCAACAGCGTTCCTCTCCCTGACTTCTTCAACTGTCCCTATGTGAACAGGATTGGTCAGCTCACCGTGAGTGTGTTGCTCAACCGCTTTGCACGGAAAGGAGCGAGAACATGAATAAGGAAGACGCTCACATCGTTGTGGCGATGGCAAACCATAGCATGAATGTTGGTGAAGTCTCTCGTCAGCTTTTCATGCACAGGAATACCGTGACCTATCATCTGGACAAGGTGAAGCGTCAGACCGGGTTAGACCCTCGGCGGTTCTATGATCTGGTCGAGCTGGTGAAGATGGCTCAGGAGGTGTTGGAAAGTGGGACTTGATATTGTGGTCATGGAACGCAAAGATGTTCGCTGCCCTCATTGTGGTGAGTTCATCAATACGGTGGACATCGCCAGCACCGACAGCGGTGGTCGGCTCTGGTACGACTTTCTGGAAAAGCTCGGCTACTATGTTCCTTACGAGAAGCGAACCAAGGAGAACGACTGGTATGGCAAGGACATGGTTCTTGACAACGAGCAGGCAAAACAGCTCGCAGACTACGCCGTGAAGAAAGAGGTCTACAACTGGGACGGCGTGGAGTGGATTGTGACGGAAGCACTCGCCCACAGAAACAAGGTGGTTATCAACGCTGACTGGTAGTTAGGTGATAAAGGTGATAAAGGTGAGTGTTTCTGCAAAGACTTTTTTCAAATTGGCGTGTTTTGAAAAAATGTTTTTCTAATTTTAGGTGAGTTAGGTGAGTAATCAGGCATAAATGCCTATAACTCTCTCTTATACGCGCGTATATAGAAATAGTTATAGGGAAATGTACCCGATTACTCACCTTTATCACCTTGGCGACTTTGAAAGGAGAAAACGACTATGGCAGATGAAATTGTGAAGAAACGCACCCGGCCTGATCGTAAGGAAGCTCTGAGCGTCCATACGGAACCGGGTGACAATAGAAAGTATTTGCAACATTCGATGGTCATGCTGGACTGGCCTGATGTGAATGTGCGAGAGCCTGAACAGGTCAAAGAGCGTATGGGAATGTACTTTGCTCTGTGCGCTCAGGACGATATGAAGCCCTCTGTTGCTGGTATGGCATTGGCTTTCGGAGTGGACAGAAAGACGATATGGGCATGGGCAAATGGGGTAGATAGTAAGACGCTACCCGCTGAAAGCCGTAACTTGATTAAAAAGGCGTATCAACTTTTGAACGCTCAGATGGAAAGTTATATGCAGAACGGGAAGATCAATCCGGTTGCTGGTATCTTCCTGATGAAGAACAACATGGGCTATGCGGACAAGCAGGAGGTCGTGTTGACTCCCAACCAGCAGCTCGGAGATCAGGTACCCGCCGAGGACTTGGAGAAGAAGTATCTCGAAGATGTGGTGGGTGCGTCCGGCGACTATGACTCGGAGGACTGAGCGACTTTTGCGACTTTTGCGACTATGGCTCACGACTTTGGTTTGCGACTTTGGTTTGCGACTTTAGTTTACGACTTTTGCGACTATGGCTCACGACTTTCGCCCGAACGACTTTGCGACTTTCCGGCGAGGGTCTGCGACTTTGGCAGAGCTGCCGATCTCCCCACGGGGTCGGCGGCTTTTCTTTTTCCCCATCTGATCGGCGGCGGATTCCACCGGGGCGGCGTGGGCGCTGCCGGGGTTCCGGCCTGATCGGGGCGGCGTTTTGCCTTTTATATGTATAGTGTGAAAAAGTGTAGTTTTTCAGACGGTTGCAAGCGTCAATAAAAAACTTGATAAAATATCAATAAAACACTTGACAATCAATAAAATACTTGATATACTCTAATCATCAATAAAACACTTGATAACAATTGATGAAGGGAGTTTTAACAATGCTGAGAACCAATAGCAAGAAAGCCGCCGAAAACATCCGGGTGTATATCATGGGTAATTTCACGCCGGAAGGGTACACGGACAACCCGCCGCAGAAGTTCCCCGAAATCGCCGCTTTTATCCTCGACACATTCAGAAGTGAAAAATATGGGTGTCCGCAAGATGTCCGCTATTATCACGGCAGCGAAGCCGCCGCTTTTGCTGACTGGTGCGCCGGTCTGCCGTCTGTCCTCGATACCTTGTATTTTTACAATCGTTCGGCGGTTGATGACCTCGGCGCAATCCTCGAAGAAACAGAGCAGGAAAAAACCCGGTACACCGAACAGCAGGCCGAACAGCTTTTAACAAGCCTGATTTACAGAGAATTACAGAAGGGAGAGCGGAAAGCATGAGAAAGTACAAATTAAAAGAGCTGCGGGAGCTTGTGCGGCTCGGAGTGGCGGAAGATTACACCAATAAGCCGAGCGAGTATATTTACACGCTGCGCAGGCTTGAAAAGGTGGGCTATTCTACGGGCGTTTACGGTATCAATGGCGGATTGGTCGAAGATACCGAAACCGGGCAGTTATACGCCATTATTGGGCGTTGCTCTAATCTGTTTATCTTATTTTAAGGGGGATTGCATCATGGTTAAACGTGATAATTGCAAAAATTGCGTGAGTCGCTGCGAACACGCCGGGAAAGATCGGGAATTTATTTATTCCGGTGAAAAGTCCTGCAAAGTGCTTTATACGCCTGAGAGAGTAACGAAAGCGGCGGCGGATTTTGTAGGGGCTATAAAGCTCATAGCCACCAAGCCGGACAACCTCGACAACCTCGAAAGCTATCTTTCTTACCATTTCCCGGAATGGGTCAGCAGATGGGCAAATAGCCCGGAAGACCTCGCCGCAGAGATGAAGGAATTTGCAAGAATGGAAATATAAAGGCGGTGGAAGCGTGTATATTGTATTGTTAATTCTCCTGCTGCCGGTTCAAATCCTGATTGAAATATTGAAATTGAATAAGTGAACGCCGCCCCGGTGCTATTCCGGGGCGGTTATTTTTTTTGCGCTTTTTCGGTCTGATCGGGGCGGCGTGCATGGGCAACGGCGGCGGGGGATATGCCAGCGGCAGCGAGGGCGGGGTAAGCTGAAAAATACCCGCAAAAAATAAAAAGGTCAATTTCAAGAAAACGCTTGACAATAAAACGCTTGATATGTATAATAAAGCTGAGGTGATAAACATGAGAGGTCGAGAAATCCTGAAAGAGATCATGGCTTCCAAGTCTCTTTCCAACGCTGAACTCGCAAAAAGACTCAATGTCTCTAACGCTACGATTTGGGAACGTCTGAACAACAAGAATGTCAAGGACATTCCTGTGTCCCTGCTGACCACCATGCTCAGAGCGATGGATTACAAGGTCATCGTTGTTCCTGCCAATACCCGTCTGCCGGAAGGAGGTTTTGAAGTTGAATGACGCATACAAGCTCGTTCCTCACGGCGAGGTCATCAAGAAAGACAGCACCGTGGTCATTCCGTCCATCTTCATGTTCAAGGGCGGAGCGGGAGAGTGCTATCCCTTCCTAAAAATGTGTGAGGACAATAACTGCATTGTTCACTTCAAAAACGAAAATCTGACCATTTACCCCGATCGGCAAGATGACAGCGTATCCCTGAAACTTCTCATTTATCTTGCGATTGCAGGAAGTCATGAGTTTGGCGATGACTTCATTCGATACCTTAACAACATGGAGAAAATGTCGTGGGAAGCGGTGAGCGTTCAATGAAATACTTCCTTGGTCGTGTGTCCAGCAAGGAACAGAACCTTGCTCGGCAGCTCAAGGTCGCTCGTGAGAAGTTCGATATTCCTGACGAGAATGTGTACTGCGACAAGATCACAGGAAGCAGCTTTGACCGCCCTCAGTACAATGCTCTGAAAGCCATTGTGCAGGAAGGTGATGAAGTCATCGTTAAGGAGTTCGACCGCTTTGGGCGCAACAAGGACGAAATGAAGCGAGAACTGGAATGGTTCAAGCAGAAGGGCGTGATCGTCCGTATCCTCGACATTCCGACCACGCTGATTGACTTCAAAGACCAGACATGGGTGCTGGAAATGGTCAACAACATTCTGATTGAAGTCCTTGGTGCTGTTGCCGAGCAGGAGCGCAAGAAAACCAAACAGCGGCAGGCTGAGGGCATCGCCGCTATGCCGGTTGTCGATGGCAAGCGGGTGTCGGTGAAGACCGGCAGAGGGTTCGGCAGACCTGCTTCCGAGATTGATGACGAGCAGTTTGAAAAACTCGCTCAAAAACAAAAAGACGGTCTTATTACCGTGGCGGACTGCTGCCGGGAGCTTGGTATCAGCCGCTCTACATGGTATGACCGGGCAAGAAAGGTTGGTTGATAATGGCGTACTATCAGTTTTCATTACCCATGACTACCAGCGAAAGCTATCAGCTTATCAAGACAGTCTGTGAACGGTCTTGCACCATCAAACAGGACTGTCCGAATGAGAGCATTGAGGTTCGAACAAGGTTCCGCATGGGGAAAGGTTCTCTCCCGTTTGTGTTTTATTTGAGAGAGCTGGAAGACGGAACTGAAATCATGGTCAGTTCTGATAACGCAACGCTCACGGGGGCTTTAGTGGCGATGAACGGAAATAAGCCGGAAAGCGTTTGGGATTTGCCGGACAAAGAATGGAGTGATCTCATTGAGGATTTCCGAAAAGAATATCCCACCTTCCCCTTGCAAGTTGGAAAGCCTGTTCCGGTTGCCGCTGAGCCTTGTGATGATGGCATGGGGCAGGAGTCAATTAGCCGGGGCAAAAATGTATCTCTCGGTAGAGCGGCGGTTGGCGGTCTGATGTTTGGCAGCGCCGGTGCCGTGGTAGGAGGTTTTAGCGGCATCAAAAAGGCCACGAGCCAATCCCGAAACATCTTTTCTGCTACCGTTCTTTTCAGGGTGCTTTACAGCAACGGAAGGTTGATTGAGAGAACGGTCAAGAAAAACAGTAGGGAATTTGCCGAGCTGATGGCAAAATCAAGATAAGACTTCCGTAAAGACGGAAGGACAGCCGAGGGGCTATCTCAAAAGAGGTAGTCCCTCTTTTTATCTGGAAAGGAAATGCACATGAATTATGAAAAACTCTCCGGCTCTATCCGAGCCGTGATCGACCGCCGACCGGGAGATAACGGGGCGTACAGCGACCTTTTTTCTCTGTGCCGGGAGTGGGAAACCGAGGATTTCTCGGCGGCACATAAGGTGAACAAGGAGCTGCTGGCACTCTCCGCCGATCAGGTAGTCCGTGGCGGCGGGGCAAAGTTCTATGAACAGTGGCGGCGGTGTCTTCTCTTTGAAGCGCCCCATGATTTTGACTCCTTCATGACCTACATTGAACTCGACCGCAAGCCGGAAAAGCGGTTCTATGCCCCCCGGAAGCATTATCTCAGGCCGATGGTGCAAGGGTTTCAAGATGTTCTGGACGGGAAACTGCGCCTTTTGACGATCTCCATGCCGAAACGAGCGGGTAAGTCACAAACAGGCATCAATTTTGTGAATATGCTCTCTGGCAAGTTTCCTGACCGCTCGACCCTGATGGAAGGGACAGGCGATGACCTTGTAAAGAGTTTCTACAATGGTTGTCTGGAATATCTGACAGTCCCCAACGAGTATCTGTTCTACGATGTATTCCCGGACGCACGGCTGGTACAGACCAACGCCGACACGAAGACGGTGAACCTGAAAAGCAAGTCCCGTTTCCCCACCATCATGTGTCGTTCCATTGACGCTCGACAGGTGGGCTTGTCCGAAGCCACCAATGTCCTCTACCTTGATGACTGCGTAGAGGGTCGTGAGGAAGCCAAAAACCGCCAGCGGCTTGATGATAAGTGGGAAGTGATCTCCGGCGATATTATGGGTCGTGCCATTGAAGGTACGCCGATGGTTTTCACCGGCACTCGCTATTCCCTGTATGACCCCATCGGTCGTGTGCAGGAACACGCACAGCGGGAGGGTTGGGCTTGGAGAGCGATTGAGATACCCGCCCTCGATCTCGTGACGGACGAGAGCAATTATGAGTATGAGCGGGAGGGCAAGAAGGTCTTTACCACCGCCTACTTCCGGGAGCAGCGGGAGCTTCTAAGTGCAGAGCAATTTGAGTCTGAGTTCCAGCAGCAGCCCTTTGAAGCGAAGGGTCTGCTGTTCAACAAGGACGAGCTGAACTACTTCTTTGAGCTGCCGAAAGACCGTGACCCGGATACCATCATCGCCGTTGGCGATACGGCGGAAAGCGGCTCGGACTCGACCTCTATGCCGGTGGCGATGATATACGGCAATGCTGTGTATATCGTTGATGTGGTCTTCGATGACTCCCCCGCTGAGGTGACGAAGCCGGAATGTGCCAAGTGCCTGATCGAGAACAAGGTGGCTTCCGCTGTCTTTGAGTCCAACAACGCCGGTCAGTATTATGCCAGAGATGTTGACCAGATTATTCGAGATCGAGGGTACTCCGTGGGTATCCGCACGAAGCGCACGATCTCCAACAAGCAGACCCGTATCGAGTTCGCTTCCGACAACATCAAGAAGAACTTCTACTTCAAGCACCCCTCCACCTACAAGCGGGGCAGTCAGTATTGGAACTTCATGAAGGAAGTGACCACCTACACCCGCTCCGGCAAGGTTCCACACGATGACGCTCCTGACTCCCTCTCCTTATTGGAGAACGAAATCCGTATGCTGTCCGGGGGTAAGGTGGAGGTCTTCAAGCGTCCCTACTGAAAGATTGGTTTTGACAAATACTGTGGCGAATGGTATGCTTAAAGATTAACTATTGACAACCATTGGACACAAAGGTATACTTATAGTTAGAAACCAGCAGAAACCAACAAAACGGTATACGAATGAGCAGATAACGATAGGGTGGAAAGGAGGTGCTGTAAGTGGGTGCGAGAGCGTTGTTTGGTCGCCGTGTGATCTATACCGATGTTGCCGAAATCAATGCCGGGAACATCATTGATGTTCTGCAAAAGGCTTTGTTCGTCCATCTGCAAAACAGCGCCGACATTGACTATCTCTATCGGTACTATCGTGGAGATCAGCCCGTGCTTTACCGGGAAAAGGAAGTACGGCCTGAAATCTGCAACAAGGTCGTTGAAAACCGAGCCAATGAGATCGTGTCCTTCAAGGTCGGCTATCTAATGGGCGAACCCGTTCAGTATGTGAGCCGAAGCGATGACGAGAGCATTTCCGCTGAGGTCAGCCGCTTGAACGATTATGTTCTCAGTGAGGATAAGCCTGCCAAGGACAAGGAACTGGCGGACTGGTCGCACATTGGTGGTACTTCCTATCGTATGGTGCTTCCTGATGGGGAAGCCGATGTGGAGGAAGATGAAGCTCCCTTCGAGATTTTCACCCTTGACCCCCGCTTCGCCTTTGTGGTCTACTCCACCGCCCTCGGCAACCCCGCCATGATGGGCGTAAAGTATGTGAAGGACGAGAACGGCAATCTGATTTTCAGTTGCTACACCCGTGACCATTACTACGAGGTGGAAAACACTTGGGCGATCATTCGGAGCGAACCTCAGATTTTGGGTATTCCCATCATCGAGTACCCGGCGAATAAGGCTCGGCTGGGAGCCTTTGAGATCGTCCTCCCTCTGCTGGACGCTATTAACACCGTGGAGAGCAACCGCCTTGACGGTGTGGAGCAGTTCGTACAGGCGCTCATGCTATTCCACAATGTTGATATTAACACTGAGGATTTTCACCAGCTTCGTGACGAGGGTGCTATCAAGTACAAGGATATTGACCCGCAGTTCAAGGCGGAGATCGAGTATCTGACCTCAGAAATGAACCAGACACAGACACAGACCCTCGTGGACAGTATGTATAACACCGTCCTGACGATCTGCGGTATGCCGAACCGCAACGGTGGTTCTTCCACCAGCGATACCGGCTCTGCGGTCATCATGCGTGATGGCTGGTCGGCGGCGGAAGCCAGAGCCAAGGACTCCGAGCTGATGTTCAAGCAGTCTGAGAAGGATTTCTTGAAGTTGGTTCTGCGTATCTGCCGTGACCTGAGCGACCTGACACTGAAACTCAGCGGTCTGGAAATCCGCTTTACCCGCAGAAATTACGAGAATATCACGGAAAAGGCAAATGTGCTGACTGCTATGCTTGCCAATCCGAAGATCGCCCCGGTTCTGGCCTTTACCCATTGTGGTTTGTTCTCTGACCCGCAGCTTGCATACCGTATGAGTATGGATTACGCTGAGGAACAGGAGAAAAAGGCCGCTGAACTCGCAACCAAACAGAAGGAGGTTAATCCTGATGGTGGAAACAAGGGAGCTGAAACTGACCCCGGAAGCGGTCAGCAAGATTGAGGAAATCTTAAAGCACCACAATCAGGCGGAAGTCAAGGTGGAGGACAGCTCCATCGTGGTTATTGAGATACGCCGGAAAAAGAAATATTGAGTGGGTCAGGCAAGGGCTTGACTGACAGCCGTGGGGCTACTGATACCGAAAAGGTATTGGTAGCCCTTTTATTTTTCCTTCCAATGCCCTCGGAGTTTTCGGACAGTCCGTGAAAGCTCAGTCTTTTCGGAGATATGAGAAAGGCGAAGACAATGGTTTGACCGCCGTAAGGCGTTGAATGGTCAGGGAAGACCTTAATCGCAAACGGGAGACAACCCGTAAAAACAGAAAATAGTGCTGAGTGAACAGCCTTGTTAAACGCAGGAGGTAATCATTATGGCAAAGATCGACACCAGCAAAATCACGGGCTATGCGGAAATGTCTGCGGAAGACAAGCTGAAAGCTCTGGAAGCGTTCGAGTACGAAGACAACGCCGCCGAGCTGGAAAAGCAGAAAGCCGCTGTTTCCAAGGCCAACTCCGAAGCCGCTGAGTGGAAGCGCAAGCATAACGCTCTGTTGGGTGAGGACGAGAAGAAGAAGCAGGAGCAGGAGGAAAAGTTCGCCAACATGGAGAAGGAGCTTTCCGAGCTGCGGGAAGCCAAGCGTGTTTCCGAGTTCAAGGCCAAGTTCATCGCTCAGGGCTATGACGAGGTTCTTGCCGAGGATACCGCAAAGGCGATGGCTGATGGTGACTCTGCCAAGGTGTTTGCCAACCAGCAGAAGTTCCTTGACGAGTATG